CCTCTGCGGCCAGATTCTCCGGGTGTACGACGCGATCTATGAAGGCCGGTGGATGACGCTGGACGAGATCGAGACGATGATCCGGGAGATCTACGTCGCCCTGACGCCGGTCCGCCGGATCGACGGGGTGGATGAACCGGAGTACCGCCGGGCCATCGAGGCGCTTCTGAAGGGCGACACCCGGCCCCTGGCGGACTACAAGGCGCGCGGCGGCGTGGTGCCGACCGCGGCCGGGGATAACGGGAGGTGAATCATGGAGAGGAAAGGGATGAAAGTCAAGGATCGCAAGAATCGGGAATCGGGAAAAGAAGCAATCCGCTGCCGCTGCGGGAGGCCGGCCATCGTCAGGCTCGGGCAGTGTGGGTGGGTCTGTGAAAGGCATGCTTTCGATACCAAATTGAAGGAGGTGTCATGAGGAGCTTTCTTCTAAACAACGTGGATCGGTTTTTCTACGCGCTCGGCTACTGGTCGCGCATCCTGGGATGGTTCGCAGTGGCCGCGGCCGTCGTCTTCATCCTGATCCCTGTTCTAACCAAGTGACATCCTATCGGGGCTACTCGACAGTTGGTGCGGTCACTCTCGAAGTCGTGCAAGCCTACATTGCCGATCAGAAAGGCGTCTGAATGGCTCTGCGTACCTTCCGCTATCGGTTGTATCCCACAAAGGCCCAGGAAAGGCTCTTTGAGCAAGCCCTGGACGCTTGCCGTTGGGTCTACAACAAGACGTTGGAGGTACGCAAAGCGGCATGGGAAGAACGCCAGGAAAGCCTCAACCTGTATGCCACGAATCGCCTGCTGACACAATGGAAGAAGGAACGTCCTTCTTTGAAGGTTGCCTATTCCCAGGCGTTGCAAGATGCCCAGGAACGGGTAGACCTGGGATTCAAAGCCTTCTTTCGCCGGGTGAAGGCGGGTGAGACGCCTGGGTATCCCCGCTTCCGTGGACGCGACCGCTACGACAGTTGGACCTACCCGCAGTTTGGCTTTTCGTTGGACGCCGATAAGCGTCGCGTCAACCTGTCCAAGATCGGTGCTATCAAGATCGTGCTGCACCGTCCGATTGAAGGGCAGATCAAGACGCTCACCATCCGGCGCACCGCTACCGGCGATTGGTACGCCTGCTTCTCTTGCGAGATCGAACTTGCTTCGCAGCCCTATGCGGGGCAGGCGGTCGGTGTGGACATGGGGCTGCACAGCTTTGCTACCTTGTCGAACGGCCAGAAAGTAGCGAACCCCCAGTTCTTCCGCACCGACGAAAAAGCCCTGGCCCGCGCGCAGCGCCGATTGGCAAAAGCGGAGAAAGGTACGCCTCTGCGGGCCAAACGCCGCCATGTGGTAGCCCAGGTACACGAACGGATTGCCAACTGCCGCCGCGACTTCGCCCATAAGGTCGGGCGGCAGTTGGCCGACAACTACGGGTTGATCGTTTTTGAGGACTTGAACACAACCGGGATGCTTGCCAACCATTGCCTTGCCAAGAGCATCGCAGACGCCGCATGGAGCCAGTTGATTCAGTACACGACGTACAAGGCAGAGTGGGCCGGTCGCCGTGTCATCCTGGTGAATCCACGCAACACGTCGCAGATGTGTTCTGGTTGCGGCACCCTGGTTGCCAAAGACCTGAGCGTTCGTGTCCATGTTTGTCCTGAGTGCGGCCTCATCCTTGATCGGGACGAGAACGCCGCTGTGAACATTCTCCGCTTGGGGCTACAAGCGGTGGGTATCCAATCCCTAGAAGCCCAACCCATTCAGGGTTGGGAGTAGTCACCCCGGTCATAATCAACATCATCAAGAGATAGAAAGGAGGAAACATGCAAACAGCAAAAGCGGAGAGGGCCGTCCATGTGGTTGACGAGAAGGCCAAGAGGGAAAAGGCGGCCAAGGTCAACCGGAAGGTCACGAAAAAGGTGTTCGGCAAGAAGGACAGCGCATACGCGGATTTTTCCTTCGTCCCGGAAAACTACATCGAATTCCTCAAGCTGGTCGGTAGCGTCCTTTTCATCCCTATCGTCCTGGTTTTCTCGATCCTGGAAGGGGTCAAGGCAGGCTTTCGGGCGGGATGTCAGAAGGCCCTGACCATGTATCGCATTTAGCGGGTGCGGGCGATGGAATACGTCTGCGTATGCGGCAAGAGGTTCACGCACGAAAACGGGCAGGGGCCGATCAAGTATTGCCCGGAATGCAAGATCAAGGCAAGGCGCGAGGCATCCAGGCGGCACAGGGAGAAGAACAGGGTCAACAAACCGTGCAAGCCCAGGTGTTACCGGATTGATTGGGAGAAGGCCGACTCCATGATCAAGCAGGGCAAGGGATCGGCGGAAATCGCCAAGGCCTGCGGTTGCTCTATGTGGTCGATCCAAAACCGTCGATACCGATCCGGGTTGGCCGGTGTCAGCCTGGCGCAGAAAATTTCGGAAGATCATTTCAATTACAAGAAAGCCCTTGATGAGATGATCGAGAAGCTTCACGCCAAGAGCGGCAACGGAATGGACCTGGGACAATTCAGGGCATGGCTGAAAACCGATGACGGTCAACGGTTGCTCTGGAAAATCAACGAAGCGGTCGGGAGGTGAAATGGCATCAGGAGCGCAATGGCTTGAAGAAAGGCGGAAAGGCATCGGGGGGTCGGATTGTGCCGCGATCCTCGGTTTAAGCCCATTCAAAACGGCACTCCAGGTTTACCAGGAGAAACGGAAGGAGGTGGAAGATTGGCAGGGTAGTGATGTGACGGATTGGGGCCGCCGCCTCGAGGTGCCAATCCGCGAATGGTACGCAGAGCACACCGGGCGGGCGGTCAGGCTTCCGGACAAAATCCTTTACAACACCAAGTATCCCTTCATGCTTGCCACGCTGGACGGCTACACCGACGACAACAGGGTTGTCGAGATCAAGACGGCAAGGAGCGGGAAAGGGTGGGGCGATCCAGGGTCATCGGAGATCCCTGACTATTACGCCCTTCAGGTGCAGCATTATCTCATTGTCACAGGCTTCGAGGTTGCGGATGTACCCGTGTCCATCGCGGGCAGCCCTCCGAAACTGTACGAAGTCCCGGCGGACAAGGAACTCCACGAAATGATCATCGAAGCCGAAGCCGCGTTCTGGAATCGGGTTGAAACCGGAAACCCGCCGGAGCCGGTCACGTTTGCGGATGCCCTCCGGAAATACGGCGTAAGCAAGGCCCAGGGCCTCGTCATCGCCACGGAGAGCGTACTTTCCACGATAAACGACCTGAGAGGCGTCCGGGAGGAGATCGCGTCCCTGGAGGCCCGTGAGGAAGCCCTCAAGGCCGCCATCATCATCGCCATTGGCGACGCCGGGTCCGATTTGGTGGATTCCCTGGGCAACGTCCTGGCAACCTATCGAATGGGAACGGGCCGGAAGGTGTTCGACCACAAGACCCTGGAGAAGCAGATGCCGGAAATTTACAAGAAGTATCTCAAGCACACCGAACCGCAGCGGCGGTTCATACTCAAATGAAAGGAGCAGAGATGGGAGCAGTAACTAATTTTGAACCGGCCCCGATAGTGGCGAGGCCGCAGGTGAACCAGGCCCTTGTGGAAGTGGAGCAGCAGAGGGCGATGGCGGAGGTCCAGGGGGCTGTGATCCTTGCAAAGAGATTCCCCCGGAATCAGATCGAGGCAATGGACAGGATCGCGGTGGCTTGCCAGCGGCCCGGCCTCGCGGATCAGGCCCTATACACCTATGCCAGGGGCGGCACGGAGATCACCGGCCCCTCGATCCGCATGGCGGAGGCCATTGCCCAGGCGTGGGGCAACATCCAATTCGGTGTCAGGGAACTGGAGCAGCGGTCGGGTGAATCGACCGTCGAGGCGTTTGCCTGGGATCTGGAAAGCAACGTGCGGCAGATCAAGACCTTCCAGGTCAAGCATGAGCGGTTCACGAAGATGGGCAAGCGGAACCTGGAGGATCCCCGCGACATATACGAGATGGTGGCAAACCAGGGGGCCAGAAGACTCCGCGCCTGCATCCTGGGTATCATCCCTGGGGATGTCATTGACTCGGCCGTGTCGCAATGCGAGCAGACCTTGAAGGCCAAAGCCGACACGTCACCGGAAGCCCTCAAGAAGCTGGTCGAGGCTTTCTCTGCCTACGGCGTCACGAAAGAGCAGATCGAGAAACGCATCCAGCGCCGGTTGGACACGATCACGCCGGCGCAACTGATTCAGCTTCGCAAGATCTACAATTCGTTGAAGGACAACATGTCCGCCCCTGCGGATTGGTTTGAACCTGTTTCCGCAACAAACACAAACGTAAGCAAGCCATCCTTAAAGGAAAAGGTTAAGTCCCAGGCGCGCAAGTTGAAGGATCAGGCGGACGAACCCAAAGCCGGAGTCATCCCGATGAATGAGAATGAGGAAATGGCCCCCGCGGAATGTCCCGACAAACCTGGGGACACCATGAAGAAATCGTATTGTGACGGATGCGCCAAGCGGCAGGGATGCCCGGCATGGGAGATGTAGGAGGTTTGCATGTCAATCGAAATTACTGATGGGGTCTTGGAGATCATTGCGAACAACATCCTTAGTCTGATGATCGAGCAGAAAGAGGGCATCAATCATTCATTCCATACAATAGACAGCCTCAAGCTCTCCATCGGAGTCGTGCTGGATGTGGCTGATGCCGGGGTGTCAGTTGAATGCGTTCTTTCATTCCCGTTGGAACCAAAACCAAACCCGATACAGAAACAGACGGTTAGGTTACGGCAGATAATCAATGAAGACCAGGGTCGGTTGATCTAAAAGTACATGAAAGAGATCTTCAGCATAACCATCCCGGGGAAGCCCATAGCGAAGAAACGCCCGCGTTTTGTGCGGCGCGGCAATTTTGTGGGTGCGTACAACTGTCAGGAAACGGAGGAAGGCCGCTTCAAATGGGAACTGGCAAGCAAGATGGCGGGGAAGGACCCTATACCCTCCGGGGTCCCGATCCGCCTGTCGGCGGTGTTCTACATGCCAATACCATCAAGCGTTTCAAAGAAGCGGCTTTCCTCCGTCGGACACCGGCACGTCAAGAAGCCGGACCTGGACAACATGGTCAAGTTTGTCAAGGACTGCGCC